ATTGCAAATCCGTGATTCGTGGGTTCGAGTCCCACCGCGACCTTCGCAGGCGTAGCCCAACGGCAGAGGCAGCAGACTTAAAATCTGTCAAGTAGGGGTTCGATTCCCCTGGCCTGCATTGCTTGGGATGTCAGGTTCGCTACATATTGGCGAACCATGCGATCATTCAAAAAACACCTTTCAAGCATTCAAGAACTAGACTCGCTTCGGATTACCTCCACTCCAAAGTCTATCATTAGACGCTTGGACGAAGGCATTTCCAAGTTTGAGATTGATTTGAGTGATCTGTTCGTGGATACTCCTCCGCTGAACAGCAGCAAACGCACCAAATATGAATTGGAAGAACTGGTAAGACTAGCAAAGCCTGGATACGCCTCAGGTCTGCTAGAAATGCCAAGTATTCAGTCGGTTCAAAGCGTACTGGACGAAAACAATATACACCTACCCGAACCGTCCCGTAAACGAGCGGTAGCGGTGCTGCACGATGTCCGTACAGCGTGTTTAGCGTTACAGTACCAGTACGGTAGGGTTAGACCACGAACAATTGCAGAGCATTACAGTATCTCTCTGCCAGATACATACAAAGACCAAGACGGCACTCCATCGTACCCTAGCACCCGAAGTACGCAGATGTCATTCTTGGCATTGTATTTGGGGGAACGCTTTGTTAAACTTCAAGACGAGTTGTATCGCTTATCCGAGGAAACTGACGCTGCTCTTATGGCGTCTGCGCTACACTTCAGAAGTGACATTGAAGCATCTCACGAACTGGCTCGATACTTGTTCACTACGCTAAAGAGGAAACTGTAATGCCAACTAATCCTAGCAATCCCGAAGACTACGCAGCAATGAATGATTTCGGCTTCACAGCAGTTGATGCCGATACTTACAATGCTTCACAGCAAACAACTGTCCCGCAGCAAACCACGCAAGAAGTTGCAGATCAGGTAACTGCCGCAGTCGATGACAGACTAGACAGTATTGACGCCAATCTCAGAGCAATCATGGACACATTGACCGCAGAGGGAACAGGATTCCCTGCTGCCGCTACTGACATTGAGAGACTAGAGCGCAAACTGGATGAAATGTTGGAACTGCAAACCAATGAACTCTATACCGCACTAAGCGGACAATCTGCCGACATCAGAGCAGTAATAGACGAAGTGGAAGAGCGTAAAGCACAACTCACCTCTGCGTATAAAGCAAAGATGGCCTCAATAGAAGGACTAGTGATGCCTCTACTGTACAATCTCAAGAAGAACCCTGAGAAAGAGTACATCTACTGGCCCAACAGAGAGAACAAGATTCAGGATCAAATCACTAAGATTCTTGCCATGACGCGCGCCGAAGTACCTCTATGAAGTCATTTCTATCATTCATATCCGAAAGCAAAAACACTCACTTGGAACACTTGGAAGACGCAATCTTCCTGAGTGGAGTGAAGGGTATTGATTCGGCTGTGTCTGTAATCAAAGATGTCGTGAAAACATTGGGCGGTGGAGGCAAGGGTGCAGCGTTCGTGTCTGTAAAGTGGGACGGAGCGCCTGCTGTGATATGCGGGCAAGACCCACAGACCAAGCAGTTCTTTGTTGCAACCAAAAGTCTATTCAACAAGACACCAAAGGTAAACTACTCGCACTCAGACATCGACACCAATCACGGTGGATCAGGAGTTGCTGCCAAGTTACACGCTGCTTTTGATGCTCTAAAGGACGCAGGGATAAGTGGAATCTTGCAAGGTGATTTGATGTTTACGCCAGGCGATCTTAAGACTCAGACTATAGATGGAGAGTCATTCTATACCTTCCAACCAAACACCATCATGTATGCTGTACCGACCAAGAGCGATCTTGGAAAGCGTATAGTCAAATCACAAATCGGTATAGTGTTTCACACACAATACAAAGGCACCGATCTAAAGAATCTGTCTGCGTCTTTCAATCCGAATGTTTCTTCTCTAAAGGGCAACAGCAAGGCTTGGGTAGAAGACGCATCGTTCGTTGACGCTACTGGAGTGGCAACTCTCGGTGCTGCCGAATCAACTCAACTAGAGAAACTTCTGGCAGATATACTGGCATTCAAGGCTGATAAAACAGTTACGGATTCCTTAAATCACTTACAAAAGGACTCAGCCATGAAAGAAACACTTACGAGATACTTCAACAACAGTATCCGTACAGGTGTGGACAAAGGATCGGTGCCAGGACTCATACAGTTTGCAGCAGCACAACCAAAACCAGACCAAGCACTCATACAGCGCATACGAACGCAGGCTAGCGGTCTAAAGAAGGCATTTGATCTGCACAAACGGATTGCTGTTGCCAAGAATATCATCATCGGAAAGATGAATCAGGTCAAGACCGTTGGTGCTTTCTATCCAACTGATAGTGGATTCCGCGTTGCGAATCCCGAAGGATTTGTGGCAGTTGCCACAAAGGGTGTCTACAAACTGGTAGACCGCTTGGAGTTCTCTCGTCAGAACTTCACAGCGATAAAGAATTGGGCATAGATACTACACTCTTAGAAAGGAGTAAAAAATGGAAGCAATTCATAGCGCATTGGGTACATTCTTTTATACCGTAGTGGTGTTCGTTGCTGGTGCATTCATCGGCAAGCCACTTTGGGATTGGGCATCTAAGAAGTTCCCGTGGAACAAGTAATCGTTTGACTGCCCTGCGAGGTAGGGGGTAGGAGGTGATCCAGCCATGAAGTACAGCGATTGGAAGGCAAAGAGCATCAGTTCCCTAAACGAAGCGTTAGGGGGCAAAACTGTTGCATTCACTTTCGGTCGTTTTCAACCCCCTACCTCTGGGCACCAACGATTAGTAGACGCATTAGCAGAAGCGGCAAACAAGGCTGGAGCAGAAGCGTATCTGTATCCTTCGCGCACAAATGACGCAAAGAAGAATCCGCTCACGCCTAGTCTGAAAGTTAAGTGGTTGCGTAAGTTCTTTGGCAGCAAGGTAAAGGTTGTTGACGACGCTGGCGCCAAGACCATGTTTGATGTTCTGAACAAGTTTCAGAACTCTGGCGTAAAGAAAGTCATCATGGTGGTCGGTGGAGATCGCGTAGCAGAAATGAAAAACGCAATCAAGCCGTATCTGACACACAAAGACCCTGATAAACGCTACACATTTGAGTTTGAGATTGTTAGCGCAGGTGAGCGCGATCCTGATGCTGAAGGTGTAGTTGGTATGTCCGCGAGCAAGATGCGCGCCGTCGCTGTCAACAACGACTTCAAAGCCTTCATGGGTGGTATACCCGAAGGAGTTTCTGAGTCCGATGCACAAGCATTGTTCAAAGAACTAAGACGAGGAATGAGCGTAAAGGAAAGCGTAGAATACACTCCAGACTCATTGATTGAGGTTGGAGAAATGCAGTATCGTGAATCGACAGTTCGCTTCTGGCTAGATGAAGCAGACGAAATCTACTACGCGGTTGAAACAGATTCCGCAGGCAACAGCACAGAAGGTGGATACGGAAGTATCGAAACCATGCTTTCCATGTATCCTGGCTCGTGGAATGTCCTGAAAGGACAACTAAGAACAATCATCAGTAGACGCGCTCATGCAAGACGAGTAGATGGTGACGAAGACGGTTCTGTTGCAGAGTCTGCTTCTCTAAAGAAATGGATGCTTCAACTACAGTCTCTGAAAGAAAGTGGCTGGGGAACCATCGCTTCCATGCAGTACATGATGAAGACTCCTTGTGAGAAAAGAGTGCTACCATTAGCAGCACTAAACACACCAAGCGTAGTCAAAACTGCATACGATGCATTACAGCAGCAATATGAACTAAAGAAAGAGTTCGAGAGCGATACCGATACTTCTTGGAAAAAAGGAGTAGACAAGTTGTTCTATGAGTTCTTTGAACTGTTCAAGACCGCTATGAAATCCAAGAAAGAAAGCGATTGGAAAAAAGCACAGGCATTTCTGTGTAGAAACAACAAAGACCTAAGACTACAACCACAAGTTGCTGCGTTGTTGATCGCTGGTCCTGCATGATGAAAGGATACCATGTCAAACCCATTTTCAAACCCTGATGCTCTAACCAAAGACATCGCTGGCATCTTACAAAAGATGCAAGCAGTAGAAACCAACCCACTACCCACAGAACTCATACAAGCAGCGGATGCAGTACGGGAGCGAGTTGCTTCTGCACGAACATCCGAGGAAGCAGCAGATATACTCAAATCAGCAGTATCGAGTGCTTCCAAGCAAACTGGTACGGTATACACCAACCAAGACATGATTAACTTTGAAAGACAAGTACGCAGGGGTTAACCTATGCGGTTTTGCTATGGATATTGTCATATTGAACGAGTCCAATTTTATGCAGTATGCCATGAGCGTGTATGCGAATCCTTCGTGTACAGGTATGAAGGAATTCATTGAAGACCTTAGTAGAATCAAGTACATTAAGCGGTTGCTCAGGAGATACAAGAAAACCGGCGAAATACGAGAACAACTACTACTGAATCACTTTATCATACTCAAGAATGTGTTTGGAACAGTAGGAGCCGCTAGGCTCCTGTTTTTCAAAGTGGAACCCGATCTTCACCCCGATATCAAGACTTTCATGGTGTACTTGGAGAGTTTACCCAAATCCATTCCCGAAGTTGATCTGATCGGTATACCCCTGAATCAGCAAATAGTAAAGGTTCTCAGAAGCACACAATCTACATAAATCAGAGGCGCCATTATGAGTGAACAAACTCCAGTAAATAGCATCGGATCAGACAACATTCAAGGCATTCAGCCAGAAGGCCCAACTGTTGTGCGCGGTACATTTGCAGGATGTGCAGTCTTTGATGTAGACGGAGACACATTCCATAAGTGCATCCGTGGAGCGAAAACACCGCATCAGCGTTGGAAGCGATTTGTCGATACAGACAGTCCAATCGGAAGTGCAATCCGAGACTATTCGTACAAGACGCCAGGTAGGCATATCATTGTACATAATCCCGCTACAGGTGAAATGAGTTACATTAAGAAGGGTATGCCTAGGAGTAAACCGTAATGGATATTCTGCATCGTGACTTTTTAGGTCATTCCTTCATATGGTGGCAGGGAGTTGTAGAGGACAACAACGACCCTCTGAAACTTGGAAGGTGCAGGGTTCGTATCCTCGGTTTCCACACAGACGACAAAAAGCAGATTCCAACCGATAGTCTACCGTGGGCGTTTCCAGTTCAACCCATTACAAGTGCAGCAATCAGCGGAATAGGACACTCTCCAACAGGATTGGTGCCTGGATCGTGGGTGATTGGATTTTTCAGAGACGGCGCGAACGCTCAGGAACCTGTAATAATTGGCAGCATTGGTGGAATACCCGAAGACAAAGCAAACAATCGTAAGGGCTTCAATGATCCACGAACCACGGATGAGTTGTCGTGCGCTCCCAAAGACGAGTTTATCGTTCAAGTGTATCCCGAAGACGGAACTGGAGCGATTCTTCAGAACGAAGAAACAGGCAAGAGTTATCCAAAGCATATCGGTGGTGGTCCACACAGGTCTGAACTCAATGAAGCAGACACCAATAGACTTGCTCGTAACTGCAAGATAGACGAAACCATCATAGGTCTAAAGCGTAGAAATGCAAAGAAGCAAGTAAAGACTGCACTGGCAGCAGACAGAAACAAATCTGTACCGTCTGCACCGCCCTGTGAAGGTGGATCGGTAAGAACTCAAGGTTCTGATGGCCCAGTATGGGATGAAAGAGAATCTGATTACGATGCACGATACCCGTACAACCATGTCCGTGAGTCTGAATCAGGACACACATGGGAAGTGGACGATACTCCTGGCGCGGAGCGCATATCAGAGTACCATCGTAGTGGAACCAACTACGAAGTATTTCCTGACGGAAGCAAGGTAGAGCGGATTGTTAAAGACAACTATACCGTCATCCTGAAAGACAATCATGTTCAGATTGACGGGAATGCTTACATCACCGTTGACAAGGCTATACGCATTCTTCAGAATACGGATCAAGAAAATGGTAAGAACTTTGATGTACAGGTTGGGCAGGGAGCAAATGTAAATGTTGAAGTCATGCAAGGTAGTGTAAACCTTACCTTGCACGACGGAGACTACAATGCCTATGTGAATGGAAACTACACGCTTGATGTAACAGGTAATATGACGGAAAGAATCGGCAAGAAACGATTTTCTCACTCGGGGCAAGACACTCACATCAAGACCAACAAGAGTTACATACTGGAAGCAAGCAAGAATATTCTAGAGTCCTGCGGAGGATTCAGAGACATGACTGTAGGATTGCACACCGCGTTGCAGTCTGGCCAGTTCCATCGTTTCACAAGCAAAGCAGACACAATCATACGCGGTGCAACCATCCAGTTGAACTAACATGGGACTACCAGTACACAGACTCGGAGACTTATGCACGGGGCACGGTTGTTTTGGTTCTAGACCAAACGCTGGCGCGTCTGGAAATGTCTTGGTTAATGGATTGGGAGTACACCGCGTGGGCGATCCATGGCAAACACATTGCTGTCCTAGTAATGGATGTCATGGCGCCGTGCAAGATAGCGGTTCAGGTACTGTGTTTGCAAACGGTCTACCTATAGCCAGAATAGGAGACTCTGTATCATGTGGTTCTAGAAACCAAACAGGAAGTGCAAATGTGGTAGCAGGATAAGCAAATGTCTATAGAAAGAACACAAGACTTAACCAAGAAAGCAATTGGAAAATGCACCAACAATGCAGATAGACTATCCAATGCAGTTAAGGCTTTGATAGACAAGATTATGCGCGGGGATATTTTCGAGAATGCCTCTGCGCTAGGAATTCTACAATGGTTACTCTGTTCTGATGAACTAAAGGGCCTTGTAAGTCAAATTCCACCGTGGTGGTACGATGGAACAAACACCAGTAATCCAAACAATCCTCAAGAGCAAGTAACTCCCGAACAACAGTATTTCTACGGAAGACTGGCTGGGTTAGGTGGGGACGGTTCTGATCTGTTGACTCGACTACGAACACTACAGTTTGGTCCAGAGGCAGCGTTGGGTACTTCTCCAACTTTAACCGACAACCTAACAACCCAACAGGG